TGCGTGCTGATGGGCTAAGGTAGCGACTCGCCTGCTTCGTCGAGCGCCGCCTTGGCATAGTCTCCTCCTACTAACACTAGTTGAAATATTTCCGCAGCTATAGACTCGGGGGTAGTGGCCAGCTCTGTGTCACTGCACCACGGAGTGTAGTACACGTACTCCTCTCCTTCCTCCGGGCTGTGCATACGGAACCCGTCTTCGTGTGCCTGTTCCGATCTAAGGTACTTCTCCCACTCAGCCGTGCACACATCGGACAGCGCCTTCTTGGTAGGCTCCACGTCAGCTAGGATACGTTCGGCCCGCACCGGGCCTACCCCACGGATACCGGGGATGTTGTCGGTACCGTCTCCGGTCAGCACCTGTTGATACAGAAGCCTCAGTCCTGTCTCCGGCCGGATGATGACACGCTCGTCACGCACCCAGTTGTAGTGCCTGCCGGGTACCTGCAACAGGTCCTTGTCTATCGAGACAATGCACGTGCCTTCATTCTGACATAACGCCAGTACATCATCCGCTTCAACAGACGAGTATACCAGTGCTCCATAGTTGTCGACGAGGAACTGTCTCGTTTCCTCGTACCACTTGGGTCTTGGGGAGTCATCGCGATTGCCTTTATACTTCTTGATCGTTGCTATGTCGGACCGGAAACCTGCTCCATCACTAAGGACGATCACGTAATCGTCCGACTTCATCTTGCTTAGAATGTGTTCGACCGTAGTCTTGACGTTCGAGAGAGCGTGGGGGAGCGGCCCGTACAACCGCTCCGTCTCCACTTCGTAACCTTCCAGCTCGTGCTCTTTGGCGTACTCTTTGTACTCTTTTGCAGAATCGAACTGTCCGATTACCATCCCCGACTCCTCGTCAAGCAACGTGTACCGGGTACTCTCGGCCGCAAATGCGCACCGGTATACCAGTATGTCGCCGTCGATCAAGAGTCTCATGGGGTTTCCCTCCTAGTGCAACGGCAGCTCTTCTTGCCGTCCGTCTTCCTCGTCCTCTTCCTCATCGTCTATCGCTCGTTGCACAAACTGGGTGTTAGGCATGGGCTGGCCCTTAAGCAGAGCCGTCAGTCCTTCTACCCACTCACGTGCGGCTGGGTACTGGCGAGACTCAGTTTCCATCACGCCAGTATCCACGCTGAAGATGCCATAAGTAACGTACGGCTCACCCGACATGCCCATAGCGACAGTGGGGCGGATCTCGTACGTGCTGTTACTTCCGTCAAGTACCTTACCGAACGGTACCTTCTCGAAGTCCTCCTTTCGGATTGAATCAATGAAGTCTCTAAACTGCATGGGCCTTCGTCCTCTTATAGATGCGTTTGCTTTTCCTGTACAGGCTCTTCTTGCACTGTTGTGCCAGCTCTAGTACGCCGTTGGGACGGCGCACATAGAGGTCATCATCACTGAGGAACTTGTACTTGGTCTTGATAATCCTACGCAACTTCTTGGCTACTGTTCCTCTCATCGGCTGGCCTTACTTCTGCTGCCAATCGTCGTCGTCTGCGTCAGGACCCGGCGCTACTTCCTCGGGGTCGCCAAGAAAATCCTTTGGCGCAGAGCAGTTGGTGTAGATGCGGACAGCAATCTCGTCCAACAGACCGAGCAGCACGTCAAGGCGACCAGCCTTCTTGGTGCCCAAGTCTACGGCCTCGTTAGCGAGGGCCACAGACAGCACCTCCGTTGCGGTCTTGTAGCTGGACTGCAACACGATGGACATCTGGCGCTCTTCGGCGTCGTACGTCTGGCCCCCGCCCTTACTACCACCAGCAGGCTTAGCCGCTCCCGGCACCGCAGTGATCTTGCCAGCGTTCCAGTAGTTGCCCTTCTTGGTGGCATCGAACTCTACCTCCTGACCCTCCAGATTGGAGTAGTCATCCTTGTACGTGCCATACCACGGCTCATACCCTGTGATCTTGACCGACCACATTCCGGTTTTGCCTTGGTATGCCTTTTCCAATACGCCTCGTACTTTACTCATAGTGTGGTACCTCCACTTGTACTTTGATTTCATCCTCTCCTTCGAGAGGCTCGCCCCAATGATTACCGATTAGCATACCTACGCCCAGAGGGGCTGAAAACTGAACGTCGTATACCTTGTTTAAGTACTTGTAAACATCCTCTGTTAAAGATTGGACAGCTACTTTCTCGAAAAGTTCCCGTTCTTCTGGAGGAAATTCAACTTCTATTGAATCGTGCACGGTGTTGACCATAAGCATCTGCGCATCCCGTGTCCTGTGCCAGAAGTACACCATCCCGATGGGGATGATGTCCGCCGTGGCGAAGGACTGGACCGGCATGTTATACACATTGGTCTTCACATTGAGGTAGTCGCCTTCCATCCGGGCGTTGGGCCAGTAGAACCGCATACCCCACTCAGTCTCCAGCATCTTATCCTCGGAGACTATCATGCACCACTTCTCTTGTGCCCACTTGAGCGACGAGTACTTCTCACCGAACGCTTCGTAGTAGGCCCGCTCGGCTTTCGTGCCGGAACGTCCCCCGTATAGGGGCTTGAAGGTATGGGCCTTAGCCTGCGTTCTAGTGATGGGCTTGCCGCCCACATCGCTGATCACCTGACGGGTAAACGAGTGTACGTCGTAGCCGTCTCGCAGCTCCTGACGGATTATATCCTCGTCCCCTAGGTGACCGGCCACCCGGAACTCTAGCTGCGCACCGTCGGCCTCTCCGAACAGCCAGCCCTCATAGCGGGGGCTGAACAGGGGCTTGAAGATACGCGGTAGGTTCTGGAACTGGCAACCTTTGGTGCCGTCGAACATCTTGTAGTACGTAGTCCGACCCGCCGAGGACAGGCGGTGAGAGACGGTAGTGCCCTGCTGTAGCTGGGCGAAGATCATACCGTCGTGCTCACGCACCGCACCTAGGAACATGGCAAGGTTCTTGTCCAGTGCTGCTGACAACTTACCCTGCTTCTTCTTTAGCTCGATGAAGCGCTTCTGCTTCTTGGTCTTGGCGCTCAGGGATTCCAGCGTACCCTTGTCCACCTTGGGTGCCCCATCGGGGAACCGTTTGTTGGCGGCGTTGCGGATAGGCTTGCCCTGCTTGTCCTTCTTCTCCTCGAAGCCAAGCTCTCCATACACGAACTCTGCTACCTGTATAGGTGAGCGGGGATTGATGCCTCCTGTCATCTCGTCCAGCTCACGCATGACGTCGGTCCACTGCTCTAGGTACTTGGCGTACTCTGCCTCTACCCTGTCGGCGTCCAGATGCAGACCGTTCTTCTCGATGTCGGCCAGTACCGGGGTGGCCAGACACCGGGTAAACACGATGGGCAACAGCCTAGGCGTGTCGCTCATGATGCTGGTTAGCTGGTGCCTGAACACATCCAGCGTAAGCTTGACGTCCTGCTTGCAGTACCGCATGAGCAAGGAGCGGGGTATATCCGAGGGACATACACCGTTCTTAATCATGTCGGATACCACCGAGTCCTTCTGTCCCATGCCCCTACGGGCAGCGCAAGCGTCCAGAGACAGGGCAGCGTGCTGCCAGCGGTTGCCTCCGATCACCCACTCTGCTACGTAGGTACACCACACTGGCTTGCTGCCGATGTCAAAGCCACAGCGGTCCAGCCATTGCAGTTCGAACTTGGCGTTGTGAGCCACGAGAAAGTCAGACTCGTTGCAGGCGTGGACTAACTTACCCATGTCCAGCTCACCGCCGTACACGTAGTGCCACCGACCCTTGTGGAACCACTCGGCCAGAACCAGTCGGTTGTCCTCGTTAAGGGCCGTGCCCTTCTCTACGTTGGTGGTCTCGAAGTCGAGCACCACGTAGTTGTCGGACAGGTATACCGACGGGTCCGGGTTACTTACGAAGCTAGGTAGCAACTCTAGCCTCCTCTGCTACGTACTTCATTACACGTCCCTCCAATTTGACGTTACTCTGCTGGTATCCCGCTTGATGCTGACGGTAAAGTTGTCGTGGTTACCACCACGTTTGTTCTTCGCTATCTTGATCATGCGTAGGTCCTGCTCTTCGTAGGTCTCGTCGCTACCGATCATGATGATGACGTCACACGCACCGGGGATACCTGTGTTGCTGCCGTCGATGTCTCCGTCATCCAGTACCAACTTGTTGCGGCCGCTGTCTCCTACCTGTGTCATCGAGACCATCACACACCTGTGCCGTCTGGCCATGTTGCGCAGCTCTCGTGCTACAACCTCTAGTCTTTGTGTGTTGTTCTCGGTGTCGGCCCGCAGGTTACGCATCTGATCCACGATCACCACGTCCGGCTCGTACTTACGGATGACTGCCTCTACCTCGTACAGGGTGCCGGGACTAAGCCCCACGAACACGGCGTTCTTGTACCCGGACAGGTACGCACGCTCCATCGCCTTCTCCTTGTCGGCGAACATCTGTTCCTCTGTCATGTTTGACAGGTTGGAGATCATGCGTATGATGAGATCGGGTACCGGGTCCTCGTTCCCTATGTAGAGGACCTTCGCTCCTTGGATGAGGAAGCCTGCCGCGATCTGGATTCCGAACAGGGTCTTACCTCTTTCCGGTCTCGCCGCAAGTACCACTGAGTGGCCCGGTCGAAGGCCACCTTTAATACGTGATCCGAGTTCATCCGGTTTGAGATTCCATGCACCATCGTCATTGAAGCGTTCCTCCAGTTGGTCAAGTGTTGCGCCCACATACTCGTCCTCTACCTCCTGCTCAAGGGCCGTCTTATCGGCCAGCTCTTCGTACTCCTGCCAATACATCTGTATCCGGGTACGGTCTTGTGCGAGCAGGGCGTCGGCCAGATGTATGCCAGTCTTGGCACGCTTCTGATCGAGGATGGTGGACACTACGTTAGCCGCAGACAGGTCGGTGTTGATCACCGCCTCCATGAAGTCGTTGGCTTTTTCTAGATGCTTAGGCACCGCTTCAAAGCGGGCCTTAAGCTGTCGCTTAAACAAGTCTAGGTCTACGGACGTGGCTTCGCTGTCGTTACCGTAGTACTCGTCGACTTCTTCAAGCACAGCTAGAGCCAGAGGACTCATCTCCCGCCGGTCAACGTGGTTGGCGGCGGTGTCGTAGTCCTTCCTGTCCCGCAGGAAGGCTGCGAGTAGCTTGTGCTCAAACATATTGGTTTTATCCTTAAAGGCAGGGGGTAGTAAATTTACTACCCCGATAGCTGAAGACTAAGACTATTGACTAGCGGCCTTTCAAGAGGCCGCTTTAGCTTAAGCCGCCTAAGCTGGAGTGAAGCGCTTAGGCTCTGTACTATAATAGACCCCCGTCTACACACTAAAGTTCCGTTTGACCTGCTGAACGGTACTATCCGTCCGACGAGCGGTCGTTTTCAGGGGAACTTTTCCACGGCTCGACCACCCATTCTGGCTGCTGTGGCGGGTGTTTCATGGTTACCTGTAGGTAGCCTAGCAAGGTATCGAACTTCCTCTGTAGCTCGTTAATACCGCACGTGTATCCATGTTGCTGAGCCTTTATAGCCTCGTAATCCCTGTCTAAGCTCGTGATATCAGCGGCTAACATAGCACAGTCAGTCTTCTGTACCGTGAGGCCTGACCTAAGCTTTCTAACCTCACGTTCAAGGGCCTCAACTTCCTTCTTCAACTTCTCATTAAACATGTAAGTTCTCCCGTTCAAATAGTTCATCCAGCTCCTCGTAGGTGCTATCCTTGATATCCTTCTCCAACCGTACTACCCGGATAACGTCCGGCCCGTACATCCGGGCGTACCTCAGTGCCGTGCTAGTGGCATCGGCATCCAACATCAACACGATCTGCCACTTGTACCTGAGCATCTCGTCCAGCCTGTCCCGGCTAAGCAGTGTGCCGTTGAGTGACACACACACATTCCCGGTGTACTGGTTCATGGCGAGCGCCGACACCGGGTCCTCGACCACGTATATACGGTGGCCTGCTGCTGTGCCTGACCCGTTATACCAGCTCATCCCTGAGTAGTTGTCCCTATCCTTATAGGTCAGGGACTTCGGCCCTTCTCCGGGGTACGTAGGCTTGACCACGATACCTTCTTGGCCCCCCAGAGGACCGTACATCAGGAACACTAGTGCCGACCTACCATACAGACTCTTTACATACGGCTGTACTTGCGGGGGTTCAAAGGGAAAGCGGTACTTCTTACGCATCCACGCGAACAGATCTTTCCTTAGGTTTCCATATTGTAGTGCTGGCATTGCCTTGTGCTGCTGCTTGGGTGGCGGCTGTTCCCTGTCCGATGGCCCTGCTTGCCGAACTACTATAGTTGCAACACTACACTTATCCCTGTGGCATGTGGCGAAAACACCACCGTCATCCACCCCCCACAGAGACATGCACTTCTCGTTGCTGTCCCCACCATTACAGAACGGACACACTACTCTCCGCTCCCCGTTCTCCCACATCTCCAGAAGCCCGACGTCTTCCATGCTATAGTATTTACTCATTCCTGCTCTCCTCTAGCTGCTGTTCATGGTTAATACCTTGCATTGGTAACGCGATCAGCGAGTTGCGCTTCCAGTTCGCTGATGCGCGTATCCTTAAACGAAACTTCACCTTGAGATGCAGCTAGTTTGCGTTCCAGTTCGCTGACGCGCTTGGCTAGTTGCCAAAGCGTTCTATAGTGGCAGGTTCCAGTATGTTGTTCGGGGTCAATCACGCCAACAGTTACTCCGCAAGTACACCAGCCTTTAGCACTCATTCCTGTTCTCCTATAGCAAGTCCCCGAAAGATTGAACCCAATCGTAGTGGTCCTCGTCTGGATCGAGGTGATCGGTATCTTTTTCTGGTTTCTCCTGTGGTTTTTGCTCAGGCTGAACCCAGTCAGATTTCGGGTATTTATCTGGATACATTTTCCTGCTCCTCCTCTAGCCAGCACAAATTAGAACAGTAAAGTCTGTTTCTTTTGCTGACAGTCATTACACCGATATTACATTCAGGACATTTGTCTCCTTCGTAAACTGTGATAACGTCCTCATCGTACCAATAGTCATCTATGTCTGGGCCTCCTCCACCATATCTAAACGTGTACGTGCGGGAAAGTCTGCCTTCTGTTTCAGGATTCGGAGCATTTAGGTAGTCACTAGCCAAGCTGTCACTCATTCCTGCTCTCCCTCACGCGGTTTCAGAACGCCAGCTTTTACCAGCAAGAACTCCAGCATTTCTTTGTCAGCTTTCAGTTCGCGGATTGTTTGGTGGCCTTGCCTGATCTGTCCGATCAGATACTCCGCATCGTGGCGCAGGTTACCCTGCTGTGCATCAAGAAACTCCGCTACCGTCCTGCCTGTTGGCAAGCACCAGCTTGCGTTGTTTGTGTAGAAGTTACCCATTGAACCACCCCCACATGACGGCGGCAATAAACCACGCCATACCAAAGCAGGCCACAAGCAAAGCGACAAGGGTTATCTCCATCCTCTGCTGAGTCTTCTCCAGCTTGGCCACGAGCCTATCAATCTTCCTGTCGTTATAGTGTCGGTTCCTCATCAAAGTTCTCCGGTATCTTTTCCTCAAAGCACCACGGCGTACCGACGTACACCGTGATGGGTGCGTGGTGGTCTCCCCACCACATGATAGCGTCGTACTCAACCTGCCGGGTCAGAGCACGTGGGCACTGACTCCCGGACAGGCAATCCTCTCAGTGTGTACAGAACGTCTGGTCTTTGTACGTTAGCATTTTACGCTGCCTCCCTACGGTTACGGTCCAGCTCAAACGTCAGGGCGTCGGCAATTCTTTGGCGGGTAGTGCGATCCCCAACGAGAGACACACTCGTATTAGGTTCGACAACACGAGCGTCCAAAAGTTTCCCGGAATCGGTGAACTGAACGATGATGTCTACCGCACCCAGTCCCAAGTCGATGGCACTGGCGCACTGTTCAGCCAGAGCACGGATGGTAACTAGGTGTTCCTCGGTGGCGTCCATCGTGTTACGTGCGAACACCCAGCCATTACCGTTGGTACGGATCAGCTTGGTATACGGATCGTTGCGGTCGATGCCTGCCTCGGTGAGCCGTGCCCTGCTCCACCTGCGCTTCTCAGTCACGTCGATGGCGTGGCCCCCGACGACATACACACGGTACTCCCGCACGTTGTCGCCAGTGAACAGCTTGGTGTACAGCCCGGCGTGTGTGGGTAGCCTGTCGGGCGGAGACAGAACGATGCCCTGCCCTCTCGCACCCTGCAAGCGACCACGAGTAACCACAGTACAGCCCTCGGCCAGCCAGTAGGCAGCCTCGTTGTAGTCCACCGTCCAATCCAAGATCGGAACGCTCAGGTCGTACAGCTCACGGAAGCTGCGCAGCTTGTGGGCACTGACGTGTACTGTATCGAGCGTGTTGATCCAGCGTACGTGCCGGGGCAAGCGGTCCACCCACACTGGGGTGGCGCTGACTCCGTAGTTGATGACGGTATCTACCAGCTCGGGATTACGCAAGGGGGTACGAGCAGCAGTCACACGGTAGCAATCTACCCCACGCTCACGCAGTTGCTGTTCCAGATGCCACGAAGAATTACCACGCGCCTTACGGCGACACAAAATGAATACGTTACTCACTGTTAGTCTCCTTTACTTTCTAGTGCATGGCCCAGCCAAACGTCCAGCCGATGTCAGTCTTACTGGACAGTGCCTCGGGATGGCTGTCCGGGCGTAGGTCGCTGGCAATAGCCAGAACTTTAAGGAACTCGTCCTGTTCAATTATCTCTACCGGGCTGGCTAAGGACTCCGGCGAGGGGTTGCCCAAGGCATACGCCGACTCGCCGAAGGCGTAGGTAAACACCCCGATAACCGAGGCCTCGATTACTACTACCTTGTCCTCCTCCAACGCCTTGGCGATGACCGAGTGGTCTCCCACCATGTTGGATGTGGGTAGGGAGAAGGCTGCCGGTGTGATGGTACCGTCCTCGAACAGAACGTAGGCCAGATACTTGTAGTCCTCTACGCCCACGATATAAGCACGGGTCCATGGCAGGTAGCCGCTTTCCCCACGCCGACCCTCAAAGATGGTCTGTAGTCCCTGCATGTAGGACATGGAGGTGCCGCCGGTACCGTCGGAGGTACCAGTGAGGTAGCGAACCGACTGCTTGATGCTCTGCTTGGTGACAGTATCCAGAGCCAAGGCATTTATATCCATCTCATTGCCGATCAGCTTACGCCGTGGCAGTACGCCGGTCTCAGTCAAAGTTGACGGCGGGGTGTACGATGTGGTGGTGGCTGGTTTGCGGTAGTGCTGCTGGTATGCAGAGTAGCCTCGGGTCCAGTAGTTATCACCCCACGGATCATCGTAACCTGTCACGGTCGGATAGCTGATGTCGGCATAGTAGTTGTAGCTGGACGCTGCACCACCCTCGACGGGCACGTCAAGCACAGTGTGCGTGTCGATTGAGAAGGCGTTGTGCAGGCGAATCTTACGACGAGTAGCGATCCACTCCAGCATCCGCAGCTCACTACCAAAGATGAAGCCGTGCTCGGTGTTGGCTATGTACAACGGACGGTCCCCGTTACGGGCAAAGCGCAGCATCTTGATGCGCGAGTCATACCACACGAGAGCGTACGCCCCTACCTCTAGCGAGCCAAGCAGCTTGCCAACCTCAGCAGGATCGGGGTCGGTGTTGTTCAGCGCCTCATAGATAGCAGACGAGTCCATGTCGGCTTCCTTAATGTGACCCGCTAGGATATCCTCCCAGCCTATCACGGTGCCGTTGTGCACCCCGATCACGTGCTCGTAAGAGAACGGGTGGGTGTTCTCTTTGTTGACCTTGCCGAGAGTGGCCGCACGGTTATGGCCAACAACAAAGCGGCAGTCACCCGCCATGTCATCCCACTCACGCTGGTTGCTCAGCAGCCCGGTGCCGGTGACCTGATCTTTGTAGTAGAACAGTCGCTCCTGCTTATCCTTCTTGTCGTAACCGTCCTTCGCCTTAAGGAAAAAGATTCCGGTGCCGTCGTAGCCACGCACGGAGTTGGCTGTCACCATGTCCCGCATGATCTTCGAATCGGTAAACCCGGTGCCGCTGACGTTTGTACTAAAGATTCCTACAATTCCACACATTATCTTATTACCTCCTTACCGAATCTTCTACTGCTTCCGTCCAGAACTCATCCCGCAATGGCACAATACCGTCTACATAATCACGGAATACTCGTTGTCGCAGTCTGGCTGTGACGTTGTTACCCGGAAGGCAGCTGATGATGCCCGCCCTGTCGGCCGTGCCCGGAAGCACCTTGTTGTACCCACCAAGCCACGTCATCACGTCGAGGAAAGCCTCCTGTGAGTACGGGTACGTGGCAGATGAGACCGCGATGTCCAGTAGGGACAGCAGCTTCTCTCCGTCACCGTCGTTGATGGCGTTCCATCCAATGACCGGGTTGTCGATGATGTTGTGTACCTCAGTAGCAAAGTCTGCTACCTTACGCAACGCCTGCTGTACTGACGACACGTCGTTGCTAGCCGCCGGTGTTTGCATGTGCCGGAACTCAAACGTGCCGTACCTGAACAGGCTGTTGCTGTTGACGGATGAATACTTCCCGTACCGGATAAGTTCCTCGGTGCCGGGGTTGTAGTTCAGCATGGCAAGTATGGAGTCAGCAACCAACTCCGACTTGGTAGCCAGCGGGGAGCAGAAGTTGGACTCTACCCGCTCGGGACTGAACCTTTCGAACAGGGGCTGATCGTACAGGTACGCCAAGCACAGCGCCAGAGCACGCTGCGGCCACGTGTAGTCGGTGGCGTCCACGTGTACGTGTACTGCTGCCCGCCATGTGCCCGTGCTGCCAGCGAACACGGCGTACAGGCTATCCAAGCTGGCAACGGCCACGTCTAACGGCAGCCCCCCGTCGGCTGTGCGTACCTCCCAGCCATAAGGACCGCGCAACGAAGTCTCGGTCTCGGTAACCCACCACGGGTTGTGGCGCAATGCGGTACGTGTGTGGTGGTAGCTGTTCTTAGTGGACTCTACCTCAATCTCTACTCCTATCTTACGCATCAGTATGCTCCTCGATCAGACACCGGGTACACGTAAAGCTGGTCTATGAAATGGTGATTGCAGTTAGGGTTGGTCGCCAAGTCGTCGGCGTAAAGCAGCTTGATGCCGTACTCACTCATGAGTTTCTCGTGGTTAATCAGGAACTTCATAACCTCCAAGGTACCGGGAACCTCCGGCATACCCACGTTGGTTGATATCAGGATGCCGTTGCCCTGCAAGCCACGCATAAGCTCACGCAAACGAGCAGCAAAGATCACGGCCTGCTGCTTGGGGTGCCTAAAAACACCGTCATCTATGCCACGGCCTACCCAACAAGAGGTTACCACCAGCCCCCTAGCATTGTTGACTTTGACGCTTGAGTAATATGAACGGGGCACCCAGTTAAAAATGGCACCTCCCTCCATGTCCCTGACTAAACCGGGAACAAGCTCGTCGTAGGTCAGGCCAACCACATCATCTGTCGGGCAATCCTGACTCCAGCCCCGTATCAGATAATCCTTACGAGAGTCGATACCTAGGTCATCCTCGTTATCGGGATGGTAGGCATACTCGTCGCACTCCTCGCAGTACCCATCCTCGTCTGTTTCATAACCACAATACCCACAGTTAGCGTATGCAGGGTCTGCTTCGGCGTCGTCGCGTCGGATGTTGAACAGGTACACCCCGTTGTTACCCCACCTGCAGGCTGTGGTGGCATGTGTGGTGCCCGGCGTGTTCGCTAAATAGTCTAGCAGCTCCTTGACCACATTAAGCGTGCACGCGCCCACTCCCACTCGCATAGCTACAAGCCCGGCACTCAGCTCGTCGTAGGCATCCCTATTAGAACCACTGCTTGTGTTGATGTAGCTATTCGCATGCCTTGCTGTCATCCCTGTATCGGATTGCGCACTGTCCCTCGGGCACGAGTGCCTCTCTACGGAGATAAGGACTCCCCCGCACATCGAGGTGTAGTAGTCAGTGTTAAACACCCACGCACTATCAAGATTCTTAGAGACGACTACCAACGAGCAGCCCCTCCTCCCGGAGTCGTAGTTACCTGACCGGAACAACCACCCAAGCACGCAGCCAAGCGTGGCCTCCTCGGTCGTCATCACTACCACTTGGTCATACTCAGTACGGCGTCTAGTTCCCTGCCAGATGTACCGCTCGTTGAAGTAGCTCTCGTAACGCGCCTTGTAAATTCTATTTACGAAGAACTCTTTTTCTTCCGTCACTACCTTTACTTCTTCAGTCATTGTCCATACTCCTGTTTGCGCAGATCATTCCAGTCACCAGTAGGTACTTCAATGGGGAAGTACCCCTTGGCATCGTCGGGCATGACATACAACCACGCCATGTGCCCCGCCGGGGTCTTAATAAACCGCTTGAAGTACCCGGCACCCTTTTCCATGCGGTCCATGCTGTCGAGGTTGGCTTCCCAATCAGCGGTAGGAACCATGCCCATATCATATAGCTCGATACAGATCATGTCACTCTCGCTGGCGTCGAAGGCAGCGGGATAGCCTCCGTTGTCCCGGAGAATGTAACCGGGCACCCACTCTACTGCGAACGGCTCCAGCCCCCGCATGAAGTGCTCGTAGTTCCAGTGTCCCATGCGCAGGGAACCGTACACCGCCCGGTACGGGCAGTCCAAGATGTCCGGGAAGCTAGTCAAGCCACCGGTCGGGTAGTTGCGCAGCACCTGCCCGATTTCAATACTAATAAGTTCTCGTTTCATATCAGATACCTCGTGGTAAATTTACTACTTTGGCCATACTACATTGTCAGCAAACAGCCGGGTGGTCACCGATGTGTGTGCCTCCTTCTCCCTCCGGCGCAGGTCGCTGGGCACGTTACCTACCCGGCCCATGTACGTGAGGTCACGCTTGCCATTCTCTTTCGAGTAGAGAACCTCGCCTATAAGCCTGCCCCCATACAGCACATAGCCCTGCTGTGAGTGGCTCCGGTGTTTCACGATGGCCACATTGAAGCTGGGCACCGCAACCCTGCGGTCAGGATTCTCGAATAGGTCAAGCACGTGCTGCCTAGAGTTACGCAAGGCAGACCGCTCCGCTATCACCCGGCGCATAACAGGTGGCGTACCGGTAGACAGGACGGAGGCTATGCCTACCATCACTTCCCTGTCGCTCACCGCTGCACGTCTGGATGCCTGCACCACAGCTAGTTGCCCACTGGTGGCGTCGTCGTACAACTTCACCACGTCATGGTAGATGAAGAACCGGGCACACGTACCCTTCTGCGCCAGCCTGCTGGTTGGTTGTGCTGTCAGCCGGACCAGCTTGGTGTAGTTCTCGATAGGCACATATCCCACGGGGAACCGCGAGATGATGTACTCTGGACGCTCCAGAAGGTCAAGCCCGCTCACGTACTCGTACTCCGAGGCGGGTAGTTTGACCTCGACCTTACTGATACCCACGTAAGGGGCGTAGTTCACGTAATGGTCCACGTCAACAAACATGGGACGATCTTCTTCGTCCTCGTCCGTCCGGCATACTTCCAGATCGAACGGAACTACCACACCCTCGTCGATCAGGTATTTGAAGCCGGTGCACCCGTCGAAGTACAAGTGCCCGTCAGAGCACGTTAACTCACTGTTAGTAAACGGAATCATGCTACGTGTACCTCCCTGCGGTCGTGGCGAAAGGCTTCCTTCGCCATCTCTACGAGCAGCGTGTGTGCCTGCTCGTACAGAGACTGGTTCTCGACGATGCTGGCCGGGAACGCACGGTACTCAATGCCGTAAGGCTTGGGCCGATAGATGCCCGGCACCCTGTACCACGGGCGATACCCCGGAGGCACGTCAGTCAGCAGCGCCATGTGAATGATCCGAACAGCTTGGGCGTACTCGTAAGCGAACGCTCCGCACCAGCTCACGTTGTCGCAGTACTTGCCCGGCAAGTTTACGTGGAAGTGTTGGCCTGCCTCCCGGATGGGACTGTCCTTCACGTCTTGCGGTACCTGCCTGCGCTTACCTCGCAGGAAGTCAGGGCTGCACCCCATGGTGGTGGCCGACTTGTACAGGCGTGGAGCAAGCCGCTCATTAAAGTTAATCAGCGTGGTGATATCCACGAAGTTGCGCGGTACCACGTGCATCTCCAGCCTGTGGCTGAGCGTATTGATAGCCTGCTCAACCTCGACAAGACCGGCACCCTGCGGTTTGATCGGGGCTATCTCGGCAAACACCCCGTCCATGTGCATGTTGTACCCGAACCCGTTGACTGGCTGGTCCTTACTACCGATGTTCCGGTACACAAGCTCAAGCTGCCGGGCGTTATCGGTTCTGAGGTTGGGCCACAGCTCCAGATCAAAAGACGTTGTTACGAAACGCATAATCAGTTACCTCCTACTGCTTGGATGATGCGATTGTTGGTGTCGTACTCGACGTGACTATCTTTCTCGGCGATAGCCAAGATTACAGCCTCAGTAAACGCGTCCTCCAAGGGCGTGTACTTGTAGCTTGTGGTGGTAGATTTACTACCGGTATCGGATGCGAAGGGCACATCCACGTCGTTGGTCCTGACATCGACGAGCATGACTTCGCCTTTGTCATCCTCGGCGACCCAGTAGTCGAACGCCGGGGACAGTTCGTTTCCCTGTGCGTCTACAATGGAGTTCTCCTTGGTGACAGAGTAGGTGTTCTCGTGCCACACCGTACCGACTGTCAGGTCAGCGTCGTCGAACGCGTCGTGGAACATGTCTAACGCCTTGGCACAGGCATCCTTCTTGGTTGTGCCATCGACGTCCACCTGTATCGTGCGTCGGATGTAATAGTTCGCATCCGGCTTGTCCTTCACGGTGCACACTAGGAACACTGCGAAGGGATGTAGCTGTTGCTTACTCTTTTTAGCCATTAAGCGCCTCCTTTAGGGCCTTGTAAGATTCATCGGAAATGGTTACTTCCTTACCGTCGATTACTAACTTGTGAGTAATCGGTGCTTTCGGCCCGGTCAGCTGGCAATAGTCCTTATCGGCACGAGTTAGCCAGTCTAACCTTTCCCGAGCGCTGCCCCAAGCTACGGTGGAGATAGTACCTTCTATGCTACAGCCTGCAAATAGGTAGCACGGGGTGGGTACGACTCGCGCACCGTCACCTACACGGAAGTGTTTTTCCAGATAGGCCAGCAGGTCTCTCTTTTCCTTCTCAGTTGCACAGTAAAAGATAACTCGCTTCGGGTTGATAAGGTGCATTTCATTCTCCTCCCGGTCCAAAGTTAAAGAACAGATAGGCATTGTCATGCCCCTTGAGTACCGCCCGTGCATAGTCAGAGTCAGCACGGAACGATGACGAGATGTCCGTGCCAAGGTAACAGTGCTTGACTTGCAGGGCCTTGCCATCGAACTCGATGTAGACCACCCGACCCATGTTGTCGGTCCGTTTGAAACACCGGTCCACCTCGACCTCGGTGAATCCCTCACACACGAAGGTGTTACGGTCAGCCAGCACAGACAAGGCTTTGTCCCAGCCTGCCCGGCCGTCGTCCCCGTCGCCGTGGTTCGGGTAGACGTCAAAGATTAGCCGTTGTTGCTCGGCTGTGTAATTGTAGCCGCTTTCGTAAATGCTCATGTTACCTCCTTACTCACAAGTGAGTTCCAACAGGGTTAGAAGTAAATTTACCACCGCCAAACCGAACCAAAGACAGGCCGATCCGACCGTGATAAGGGAGAGTACGGCGTAGAGGGGTCGCACAAGTAAACCC